CGCGCAACAAGGTGTCGACCAAGAAGTGGTCGCGCTGGACCGGTGATGGCGACAGCGACGCCCGCAACGACACCAAGAACAACCGCCCGATGGGCTTCGTCGAGGTCATCGAGTACTACGACATCAGGCGCAACACCGTGGCGACGTTCTCCCTGTCGGGCGAGTCGGACAACGACCGGGACAACGGCTTCCTGATCAAGCCGAAGAAGATCCCGTACGCGATGGGCCAGCCGTTCGTCATGCTCCGCGGCTACGAGGTGCCCGACTACTTCTACACGTTGGGCGACGTCGAGCAGATCGAGTCCCTGCAGCTGGAACTCAACGAGACCCGCACGCAGATGATGAACCACCGCAAGCGGTTCCAGCGCAAGTGGCTGTACGAGAAGGACGCCTTCGACCGCGACGGCGTGGCCGCCTTGGAGTCGGACATCGACAACACGATGATCCCGGTCGTCAGCGACGGCAACATCACCAACGTGATCACCCCGCTCCCCGCGGTGATCACGCCGTCGGACTTCTACGACCAGTCCAGCCTGATCTCCGCCGACCTGGACCGCGTGTCGGGCGTGTCCGACTACCAGCGCGCGTCGAGCCAGGCCAACGTCAAGCGCACCGCCACTGAGGCGGCAATGATCCAGGACTCGGCCAACTCCAGGTCCCAGGACCGGCTCGCCAAGGTCGAGGCGATGCTGGCGCAGATCGGTGAGCGCCTGATCGGCCTGCTGCAGCAGTACATGACCGGCGAGCAGGTCGCCCGGATCGTGACGATGCCGGGCAAGGCATGGGTCAACTATGACGCGGACTTCATCCAGGGCGAGTTCGATTACGACGTCGCTGCCGGATCGACCGAGCCGGTCAACGAGACGTTCCGTCGCCAGTCGGCGCTGCAGCTGGTCGACGCGTCGATGCCGTTCCTGCAGATGGGCGTGGCCAACCCGGTCGGTCTGTACATGCAGGTGCTGCAGAAGGGCTTCGGCGTCAAGGACGTCAGCGGCCTGGTGATGCAGCCGCCGCCGGATCAGGGTCAGGGCGGACCGGAGACGATGAACGCTCCGACGCAGAACCCGAACGACGCGCCAGGACAACTGCCGCCTCAAGCTGCACCGCCGCCAGGCCAGCAGCAGGGGGGACCTAGTGCAGATGCACTAGGCGGGGGGCCTGCTGCTGGTCCGACTCCGGTTCCTCCGGGGGCTATGCCACCGGGGATGCCTCCAGACATGATGTCAGCAGGTGCACCAATGCCGCCGGGACAGGTCATTCCAGGAGGGCCGCCACCGCTCGATCCGAGCCAGCTGCCGCCCGAAGTGCTGCAGGCGCTGATGGCAGCAATGCAGGGTGCTACACCACCCACCCTGTAAGGGTTATGATCCCGGCCCAGACCACCCCGAAAGGAAGTCTGAGTGTCAGATGTTGAGCCCCTAGACGGGGCTGTTGCCGAGGCCGATCCCGGATACGACGGGGACATCGCACCTGCGGGAGAAGTGTTCGAGGGCCAAGGTGAAGATGAAGCACCTGCCCGTCAGTACCTCGAAGTCGACGATCCTGATAACCGCTGGGTGCGGACCAAGGTCGACGGCGAGGAGGTCGAAGTCCCCTTCAGCGAGTTCCAGCGTGGGTACAGCCGGGAAGCCGACTACACCCGCAAGACGCAGGCACTCGCACAGCAACGCCAAGAAGCCGAGTTCGGGCTGCGTCTCCAGGCGGCACTTGCCGCAGACCCGCAGGCCACGATCAAGCTTCTGGCCGAGCGCTACGGATCCCAGCAACAGGCTCAACAGCCTGAGCCGGAGTTCGATGATCCGCTGGAACGCCAGCTGTATGAGGAGCGCCAGGCTCGGATGAGCCTGGAGGAGCGGATCAACCAAAGGGAGACAGACGAGCAGTTGGGTCGGACCATCGAGGGCCTGCGAACCCAGTACGGAGCGACCGACGAGGATCTCCGTGTCGTGGTGACGACTGCCCAGCAGCAGAACCTCGGCATCGAAGCCCTCCCAATGATCTACAAGATGATGGCATTCGACCGAATCCAAGCAAGCGTGCAGGCGTACCAAGCGCAGCAGGCCGCCGAGGCGGAGAAGCAGCAGCGACGTGTCGCGGCCAAAACCGCGGCGGGGCAAGTCATCTCGAATGGTCAAGGGGCAGGCAACCTCACCGATCGCGCCAGCACTGGAGCCCCCATGTCGCTGCGCGAATCCATCGAGGCTGCCTTCGAGCAGGCCGGGATCTAGCGCTGTACCTCGAAAGGTAGAGCTATGGCTCTCGCTACCCACGTCCCAGGAACCTGGGACACCGTCCTGTCCACCACGATGCACAACTACCGGAAGCAGTTGACGGACAACATCTTCAACTCCCGGCCCCTGTTGAACTACCTGATGAGCAATGGTCGGGTGAAGACCGCCGATGGTGGCTACTCGATCATCGAGCCCCTGCTGCTCGGCGTTGGTGATGCTGACTCGTATAGCCAGTGGCAGACGATCAACGTCAACGCCGTGCAAGGCATCTCCGCTGCTCAGTACCTGTGGAAGCAGCTGTACGCGACGATCGTCATCTCCGGCTTGGAGGAGGCGCAGAACAACGGCAAGGAACAGATCATCAACTTGATCGAGGCCAAGGTCATGCAGGCCGAGGAGACGCTCAAGTCGATCCTGTCGCGGATGCTCTATGGCACCCGTGGAGCCAACGCCCACGCCGACACGGACTTCACCCCGTTCACCACGCTGATCGACTCGACCGCTGCCGCTGGAGGGATCACCCCTGCCGCTGCTCCGGCCCCGGAGAACAACTGGCGGTCGACGACCTACGACGCCGCGACCGGCACCGGCATGGACTCACAGGGCAACGCCATCGCCGCTGGTGCTGGCGGCTGGCCCGCCACCGGCACGTTCGACGGCAGCGAGTTGGAGGCGGTCCTGCGCAAGATGTACACGCTGTCCAGCGATGGTGGTTCGGACAAGCCCGACGCCATCTTCTGCGGTGCCTCCATCTTCGAGGCGTACGAGGGCAGCCTGACCCCGCAGGTCCGCTACACCGACACGAGCAAGGCCAACCTCGGGTTCCAGAACCTGATGTTCAAGAACATCCCGATCTACTACGACCCCGACTGCCCGACGGGGACGGCGTTGTTCCTCAACAACAAGTACATCGGCCTGACCTTGCACAGCGAGCGCAACTTCAAGCAGTCCCCGTTCTCCTCGAACCTGGGCGGCATGGATACGGCCACGAGCAACCCGCGTACCGGCACGCCACCGAACACCGTCTCTCCGACGACTCCGGCGGCTCCCGCTGGGTTCGCCCTCGACGCGCGCGTGTCGTTCATCACCACCTATGGCAACACCACGGTGCGCAACCGTCGACGCCTGGCGAAGCTGGTCAACGCAACCTTCGCCTAGTCAGATGGGGGGCTAGTGCAGTTGCACTAGCCCCCTTCAACCCAGGAGGTCACGTTGCCGTTCGAGTCAGTTTCACAATGGTCCGCCGTCGGTCACGGCGAGAACATCAAGCCTCTCGCCAGGGCGTGGGGCGACCCCGTCACCGCAGTCGGTCGGGCCGACTCGGCAGGCGACAACATCGAACTCGCTGGGTTGTACTCGACGGCTCCGTACATCGACCCGCTGTTGCAGAGGGCGGCACGCGAGGCCGAGGAGAAGGCCAAGACGGAGCGCATTGAGGTCGGTCGGTCGAACGTGGCCCCGGCCAACGTCATCCACTGCACCCATCAGGGCTGTCGTGCTCCGGCGCGACGGGGCACCGACTACTGCCGTTGGCATCAACCGCTCATCGAGGCTGAGTGATGGACGTCCAAGAACTGCGGACCTTCACCCGCCAACAGATGGACGTCGACGATCGTGACCTGCCCGATCCGATCCTGAACATCTACCTCCAAGAAGCGTTCGACCGAACGATGCTGTTCACCAACCAGTGGCCGCGCAACGAGACGATCTGGCCGCTGTCACGCGTGGCCAACGTTCTCACGATCACCCTGCCTGCCGACCTGAACCCGACGACGATCATCTCGGTGGTCGGGCTGGACGACGGCTATCCGCTGGTGCAGATGAGCCAGGAGTGGGCTGAGTCGCACTTCCTGGTGCGCAGCGACGCGGCGGGCAAGCCCGCCTACTACTCGCTGTGGGGCGGGGAGATGTACCTGTGGCCGTACGTGCGCGCCGAGGACACCTACGACATCATCCTGCGCGGCTACCGCCAGCCGGTGTGGAGCGACGCGGCCTCGACCGTCCCCGACCTGGACCCCCGGCTGCACGTCGTGCTGGCCTACTACGCCCTCGCCCTGGCTTACGCCAAGGAGGAGGACGAGGTGATGGAGGGGATCTATATGGCTCGCTGGCAGCGTGACACCGCGCAGGCCGTGAAGATGATCACCGAGCCGAATCACAGTCGTCCGATGGTGATGCACGGTGGCTCTCCGGTCGGTGGCTGGTCGCGGTACACGGTGACCGTGCCGCCGGGGGCGTGATGACCGGCAACCGCCTGCAGCCAGAGAACCTCACCGACTTCACCGGCGGGCTGAACTACTCGACCGACCAGTTCAGCCTGGCTGACAACGAGTCCCCGGACATGGTCAACATCGACCTCGACCCGCGCAGCGGCTTCTCCACCCGGCGGGGATGGCGGCGGCGCAACAACGCGGAGATCGCTGCGGTCACGCCGTGGCAGCCGCGCAATGCCGTCGTCCACACGGTCGCCACTGGCGAGCAGACGATCTTCGTGGTCAACAACGAGGTGGTCTACGAGGCGCCCGAGTCGGGGGTGTTCACCCAGCTGGTCGGCCCGGTAGCCCAGGGCACACCGCACGGCGCCGACTTCGTCTCATGGGGCGAGGATGTCTACTTCACCTGCGGCATGGGCCAGGCGGCCTACCGCCGGTCGGTCGATGGCAGCCTGACGGCGATGACCTCTGACGTGTGGTCCGAGGTCGACAGCCCGGCGCTCAACACCATGCCCAGGGCCGGGCTGTGCGAGGCCCACGCGGGCTACATGTTCACCGCCCGCATCCGCGAGGGCGCGGTCTCGTACAACACCCGCCTCCGCTGGTCGCACCCCAACCGCCCTGACTCGTGGCGTGCCGACGACTACCTCGACATCGACGCCTACGGCGGCAAGATCACGGCGATCATCTCGTTCCGCGATCACCTGCTGATCTTCAAGACCACGAGCATGTGGGCGCTCTACGGCTACGGCGATGACTCGTGGCAGCTGTCGTTGGTGTCCTCGTCGATCGGCTGCCCAGCAATCACCGCCGTGACCAAGTCGGAGACCGCGGCGTTCTTCTTCTCGGCGTCGAACAAGAACGGGATCTACGCCTACAGCGGGGGCGAGCCGACTTACATCTCCGAGAAGCTGCGCCCGGCGATGTCGCAGATCACCGCGTTCACCAACGTGTTCGTCTCGTGGGCCAACCGCAAGCTGTACGTCTCCGTGCCGTGGAAGCCGATCTTCGCCCAGCCCGAACCCTCGTCGCTGTTCATCTTCGACCCGGACATCGGTCAGGGCGCGTGGACGATGTACTCGTCGCCGTACGGCGCGGTGGCCTCGGTGGTCG